AATTGCAAAAATTAAAAAAGGTGATCGAATTTGTCAATTTAGAATTCAACAAATTCAACCCAACATTACATTTATTGAATCTGAACTTTCACCAATCAATCGAGGAGGGCATGGTAGCACAGGAATCAAATAACTAAAAAGGCAAAAAATAACCCCTAGTTTTCTAGGGGTTATTCTTTTAATCTTTGAGTCCAATACCTAAATGATTTCCGCCACTTCTTTCAAAGAAAGGCGGTGTAATCCAGTTGCAAGGATTGTTGATAATCATTGGTCGTAAATTGGTAGACATCGCCATTGTAGACGTGCCACCACCATCCATATTTACAGCATCGTATGATCCTGCATCTAACATGATATTGGCTGTTTCATACAATGACACACCTTCGCTAAAACTCTGTCTTCCGTCAATCACAACCCAAATCATAATAGTACCTGTTTTATCTAATCCAATAGCTGTTCTAGGATGTTTACTACCGTCATTTGCATAGGAATGAATTCCTCCATCTCTCAATTCTTCAATTTTCTTGATAAGCATTAGTTTTCTCTTGCTAGGAGGAACTATTTTACCTTTTGAATTTTCTTCCATAATTACCTCCGTTTTAACTAATGAATAGTCGCTTTTAAATCGCATAAAAGAAGCATTTTATTATGTTTTTACCGCTTATAATATTCCCAAATCTTTCCATCCCGCAGGGTAAGCCGATGGAGACCAGACGTTCGTATTTATTTTACTCTCCCATAGATGCCCATTAAACGTACACCTATCACCGATATTATAAGCGTCTGACGCGCCAATTGGTTGTTTCCACGGTGATACTTCTGGTTCTTCTGGCGGTGTTAGATTCGTCCACCCTACTACACCAGGAACCCACACGTTAGCAGCAATGGTATTCTCCCATGTGAAACCATTGTACAAAACTTTCGCTCCGGCAGGATAGGCATCATGCGCTCCAGTGGGTTGTACCCATGCCCACGGATCATCGCTCGGTTCGTAATACCGTTTGAACAATGATTTCGCGATTGTCGGTGTCCAACCTGATTGTGTGGTATGCGACTGAATCACCTCATATAAGTTTTTATCAGGTGTGTATAAGTAGACTTCACCTATTTTGACGACCAATTCAGTGTTCCAAATTGGCTTTGATACTATGTCTGAAAGCATATCGACCAACTCGACAGGGCTAGATACAGTCGCAGATAAAGCGACTACATCAGTGTGATAACTTTTCCCGACTACTGACTTCATCACATCTGTTTCAACCTCTTCTAAATTGGAAATATTTCGCAACTGTGAGACTTTAGCATAATCTGATTTGAGTGCATTGAGTACCAGCGGTTTCAGAAAACTATTATCACCTTTCTCGTCAGACGTGAATATATCTTCCATGCTAACCCGATTGATAATAACCGTAATAATATCATTGATAAGTATTCCTTGAGTTATATATTCGACCAGTTGACCAAATTGAGGAATAGGCGCAAAAACAACCATTAAGTCACCTCGTATTTCAATTTAAAATTTTTCAAAAATTTTTGAGAAATTATTTTTTGCATGTTTTTTTATCCTTTCTTTTGCTAACTTTAAACTCACTTTTTGCTTTATTTTTTCATTATAAAAAATATAGCTATCCGTTCTTTTTATCCATCCCCAGTAAGAAACAATAGCACAAGCATCTTTATAGTTTAAAAAATCCTTTTTATATATTTTATTTAATCTTCTTCGTATTCGCAATGAATTTCTTTTTCTAAGGATTGTTTTATTCCTATAAAATCTTAATCCTAAAAAATCAATATCTCTACTTTTTATTGGAAATATTTGCCAATTATCTTTAATTTTCAGATTAACACTATTTAGGTATTTCTCAATTTTTATTTTTGCTAAATGTAATTTCTTCTTATTGCTACCTAATAAAACAATATCATCTACATACCTAATATAATATTTTACATCAAGTTTTTCTTTTATGTAGTGATCTAAATCCTGGAGAAAGAAATTGGAAAACCATTGACTTGTATAATTTCCAATTGGAAGACCTTTATCAGAACTATTCAATATTTGATCTATTAACCATAAGCAATCTTTATCTTTTATTTTTTTACAAAACATATTTTTTAATATCTTTATATCAATAGATGGATAAAACTTAGATATATCTGCTTTCAGACAATATTTTGTATTTTCATAATCGCTATCCAACCACTTACGGATAGCTTTTTGACCGTAACTTGTTCCTCTACCAGGTACACTTCCGCAAGTATATTCGTACATTCCTTTCATCATTATATCTTGAATTTGCAGAATTAAAGCCCAATGTATAATTTGATCTGGATAAAACCTTGGTTTATAAATTATTCTTTCTTTTTTATTTGCACCATCAAGAATTTTTTTTATTGTATAAGGAGATGGCTTATATAATTTATTTTTTAGAATATATTGAATTTCAACAATTGTTTTATCTATATTATTTAATTTATTTTTAACATATTTCCTTTCTCTTTTTCCTAAAGAAGCTTTTAATATTGCTTCTTTTATATTTTTATAACAATATATTTTTTCATAAATATAACCTGTTCTTTTCATGTTTTCCTTCTTATTAGCCTCATGGGTTTTCGAGATACTCCTACTAAACCATGCTCTTTACGGCCTAATTTTCACCAAGCGGTGAGGAATATAGAATGCATTTTTACATTTTTTAATAAGAGTCTGCCTCCCGATATTGATATTCGTATTAGAAGAGGAATTATTGAAGTTCCAATAAGACAACCCACTATTCGACCCATTATTCCAGTTACCACCAAAAATCGCGAGAGCGCATTCTATATCCCTTTATTATTAAAACCTTGTGGGGAGACCCCCAAACCCCCTAAAGAGCGGTCTTTAAGAGCCGCCCCCCGAAAGCGAAATACGTAACAGAAGAGGAAAAACCGAAGTACCAAAAAGACAACCCACCAGACGACCCATAACCCCAGCTACCACCAAAAATCGCGATTTTTTGACCGCTATTCTGGTAATAATAATTACAATAATATGTTGCGTCGTTTCCACCAACACTAATTGGGTATTGTGCAAATTGGTAGCTACTGTCAAAACCCATTTCTTCGGGGTATCCATTTGCATTATGATTTACATAATTTAATTGTAAATATGGGCTTGCAAAAACATTACTAGCATAATCAGCATGGTTAAGAGCAACCCATGATTGATTATCATTAATGTTGATACCATCAACAAATTGCCAGATATTCCCCCATAAATTTTCAACCCCTCGATAAACAAATGCATTTTTTCCATCGCTATTGCTTGTCAAACTTCCCGATGTTGCAGCGATTCCAGAACTAAACCCATTTTTCCATCCAATATTATATAATACATTTCCAGTTGAAATATTTACAGCCGCTCCATCAAATGATATTGCTTTATTCGATGCATCATAATCATCAATAGAAGTAATATCACGCCCATAAAAAACAGAGTTACTGCCAAGTGAAGAACCAATCGCAATTGGCCGACCTACTGCATAATATGCCGCAGTAGCGTTTGCTACAATAATTCTATTGACTGAATTTTCGGAAACTGTTGCCACATCGCTGGCTGAGTATCTTCCAGAATCAAAACCTTTCATAATCGACTGGCTATTTAGTGTTGCGAATTCCACATAGAACAAAGCAGACAATAAATCGTGAGTATGAATATCCATCTGATAATAACTTGTTCCATTTGCCTCAGCATAGGTTCTCATATCAACTATATTTGTATTGACAAGTGGATAGTTTCCACTCTTGCTCTCTAACCTGCTAGACCCATCAAGGCTAGCCGTATATGCTCCGACATAAAAATAATCAAGCTCAACACTATTATCAAAGTCCCAGAAACAATAGGGAAGATAATAGCCACTGTGTTGATACCGGCTGATTTGAATAGTGTAGCTTCCAACTCCATTTGTTTTCTTGATGTAAAATTTTGGAATCTTTACGAATGTGTTTCCGAGTGCATCCACTGAGGTTGTAATGTCTTTATAAATTTCAGCCGTGTCAAAATCATTCACAACTGTTCCGGCTCCAACTCCTGCTTCCGCTGTAAATCCGACAGAATCGTCGGTTCGTGTCAATGTTGGAGAACTGGACTTGTCCCAGCTCACTCCATAGATTGAATTCTCTCCGATAGGTGTAGGTGTACCTTTAGATTTATTTCTAAAAATTAGCGTCATTCTTTTTGTTCTACGCATATTTCACCTACCTTACAGTCTTTTTGTTATAAATTTCACATCTATATCTTTTTCAGTTTGATTTACAGCAGAAGCACTATTTCCTTGACGTGCTTTCACATAATCCCATGCAAAAAATGATTCTGCATCAAGACTATAACTTCTAGCATAAGAACCAGTCGTAATACTAAGTTCCGTACTAGAAGAATTGTACATCGGATAAAAATTTGTGTTATCTGTAGAAACCAAGAATGTTATTTCGGAAGCTGTCAAATAACTTCCAGTTACAGTCAAACCAACAAGTGTATTTTCATTCATTAATATAGAATTCGTTTGGGACTGCCCAATCACGAAACTACCTGGTATTACATCTCTCAAAGCCATTTTTATGCTCCTTTTCGCAAAATAAGGCAAATTATGAGCTTTATGACCTGTTTTGTCTTAAAACTCATAAAATGCGAATTTTATGCTGTTTTCTAAGTCATAATGACTAATCAATCATTATGTTTAATTTTTTAAGTTGTTCTTGTAAAACCACTTTTTAACTCTATCGGTTTTTGTAATACAATTGGCATCGTTCCAGTATTCATACGCCTTTTAACTTCGCCAGTAAAATTCTTATTTCCAGCACCTTTCAATCTTGGTGCAGCACTACCACTAATGAATATAACAACAGAACTGCCAGATTGTATTAAGGTTGCATAAGAAGCAGTTAAGCCAAGCGCAGAAGGACTCTGCCCATCAAGTCTTAAAAGACTTCCCGTCTTACTGACTTGAAGCATAGCTTCGTCATCAGTTTGTGATGATAAAGATTTCATTGTAAACCAAATTTCATCAGCATCTGCGCATGCAACTGTTATTGTATTACTAGAATATGTAAACATTTCCATAGGCACTTTACTTATAACTGAATCAGACATAAAAACCTCCTTTACTTTATTATGGTGTATTCTATATAGATAGATTAACCTACGTAAGTTAATCTATCTATACAAAAAACACCATTTTAACATCAAAAATTCAAAACCAAATAAAATAAACATTTTATGTTATTTTTTCGTTTTCTTCAACTTCTACAATATCAGGAGTCCAGACAGGTTCTTCTCCAAGTTTTCGTATTTGAGCTATCAATCTATTAATGCCAGAAATCAATCTGACAATTTCTCGTTTATTACATAATGCGCCTACTTCTAAATCATAAACCTTCTTTTCTAATCTGTCTATCTGTTCTTGTAGTTGGTCAAGCATTTTGCTCGCAGCT